TCTTGATCTTTTTTTAAGCTAGGGAACGCACAAAGAAGTGCGTCCCTAACCCAGTTTTGTAGCCTTCGCCCCTTGGCTTTTCGACTGCGTACACTAGGAGACATCGTCCTCTACCCTAGGATTATTCACCTCAGTGTACCAAACCCATCTAGGGTTTTTGCCTTGCGACTGCTGTTGTGGTAGCAGCTGCAAGTTTTCTCCCCAACAAGGAAACTTGTAAGGGCAGAAACCACAAGTGCTATTCAATACTCTATTGCCTGTCTTTTGTTTTCTAAAGTATTCTTCTTCATCTTCATAGCACCTTTCAAACTTTTTATTCTTTTGTAAAGCTATGACATTGTTTTTAGCAGCTGTCAAAGCTTTATCTTTATATTCATCATCTGCAAGTGGAGTCTCTGTAAGTGCCCACTCTCCAGTAGATTTATTTATTACAATCCATCCTCCGAATGGTTTGTTTGCTCCCTCTGCGTAGACGTATCCTTGTGTCGTGTACCCAAACACGTCATCAGTTGCGACTGTAGTGAACCCTCCGTTTTCTCCAAATTTATTAGTAAAAGACCAAGGCGATGCACTCTTAATGTCCCACACTTTATCATCAATTTCAACATCTAAAGAACCATTTATTTCAACATTTTTTGTTGGTTTATATTTTATTTTTCTCTGCTCTGATTGTATAGCTACACCTGCAGCTTTCATAACTATGACTGCAAGTTGCTCAATCATATCTCCAAATACATTACGCATCTTTGCGTTGTACGGTTGACCTTCTCCCTTTACACCTTTCTTTTCCATTTGTAACTGGCACAAAGGTCGTCCGATGTTTGATGCTCTAAGACCAAACTCTTTTTTTCTTTGGTCAGTGAACTGCTTTCTGAATGATTCCTTGCAAGCTTCACCAAACTGATCAATCAAATCATCGGATACCTCTACCGCATCTTTCGATGCAGCTTCTAAAAACACCCTAACTTTTTCTAGGATGTCCTGACTCATGATGAGAGAACTTCGATAGGATCATCCTCGAGTTCTGCATCAACGGCTTTTGCCTCATTTGCTTTTACAACAACTGGCTCTGCCTTTTTAGCTTGTCTCCACAACTCCACTATCTCCTCATTCTCAGTGTTGATAGTTTCTTGGAAACTTAAAAGTGTTTCTTTCTCTGTGTCTGTGAAAGAAACTTCGTCTTTGTCTACAGTAATATCAGAAACATAAAAGACATTACTGCCAGCCTTTTTCTTTTTAGTTTTTAATGTAAGTGTATGATTAAACATAACCTTACCTCTACGTCTAAGGCTTTCTATTGCTTCGCCAACAGGCTTGAAGTTACTGCCTGTCACCTTCCAGAGCACAGGTAAATTACTAACATGTGCATCTGCTCCACCTGGCAACACACCATCAAACGATACTAAACCATATATTAATCTGTAACACTTGATAGCCTTTTGCTTGGCTCTTTCTTCTTCTGAAAGATTAGCAAGTTCTTTTGCTGGTATCTTTCCACAACGAACACCACCTTTAGCATCTATAGCTTCGTCTTTCCAAGACTTAAATATAATACTACGATTGCTGTATTCGTTTTTGTCTGCGTCATACTTCATGTATTGATACGCATTGATGAACGGCCTAAATGTAACAGGCTTACCATAGGCTATACTATCTAGCTCTGGAACATATGTTGCATAAGAACCTACTGGAACTTCTGCACCGTCATCGTTCTCTGGAAATCTATTTATGGATAGCTTCGGTAAGAAGTTACCAGTGGACGATTTCTCTTGTCCTATCATTGACATTATCTGTTCATTAGATAAATTGTCTATGTTTGTTATTTCATTGTTTGTCATAAGACCTCCTTATTGAATGAAATTTTTCTTTATTAACATATTTTTTATAAAAAGTCAACATCTTATTTTTGAGGTATATCCTGCATTTCAAGCCAGTTTATACCAGCCTTTAGCTCTGTGTCTAAAGGAACATTAAATTCTACCTTATAAAAATCATACAATGAACTTATAACATCTGCAGTTGCTTTGTATAAAAGTTTTGTCATTGTCTGTATTTCATCAGGATGAACATCAGCTACTATAGAATCATGAACTGTATTTATTAATAAACTTTTTACCTCTGTGTCTTTCATGATCTTGTAGGCATTTATGCAGGCTATAGGAACAATGTCAGCTGTAGCGAAGCCCTGCACAGGATAATTTTTAATCTGTGTGGAATAACTAGATCCACCCCATGCCATTCTCTGAGCATAAGGAAAAGAATATTCTCTGCCTGATGGCGTTTTAATTTTTTTGTATTGTATTGCAGTGCTTTGTAGTTCTTCATGCCATTTTGCTATGTCTTTGTACTTGTCTAAGAATGCTTTGTAGTATCTCTTCTCATCGTCTGTGCCAGACATGCCTCCATATAAAGGTTTAAATGTATGTGCCTTTGCCTCTTGCCTAGATACACCTATTGTATCTGCAGTAAACTGGTGGACATCTACACCATCTTCTATGTCTTTCATCCCTTGTTTATCCTGTGCTAAAAATACAGCAGTTCTAAACTCAAGCTGAGAGAAATCTATTTCCATAATTTTACCACCATCAAATCTAGATGTTATAACTTTACGAATAGGAAAAGTATTGCCTCTTGGTTGGTTCTGAAAGTTTGGATCACGACTAGATAATCTTGCTGTCGCTGTAACACACTGCATAAACTTAGGATGCAGGATACTATCGTCATTAACATGATCTCTTATGCCATTCACAAAAGTATTTAAGTATGTATCTATGGCATTGTATCTAATAATTAGATCAACAAACTCTTTCATATCTCCTTTTGCACGCATGGATAATTTTCTCAGTGTGTCTCTGTCTGTCTTGAATCCACCCTCTGCCACTTCTGATACACCAACAGGCATCTGGTTAAATCCTGCAGTCCTGTTTAGCTCATAATATATTATGCCTTGCCCTCCGCACTCGTGGCACTTTGATAGATTCTTATATCGTCCCCCATCTACCTTATATTTTCTAATTTGACCAGTGCCATTACACTCCAGACATTTTGTCGCTGATGTTTTCTTTATGACTTCTGTGTTTGCCACAACCATATCTCTGAATCTAGACTTTGATAGTGTGGGTCTGCGTTTCTTTTTCTTGGTAAACTTATCTATACCTATGTTGAACATATCTACCCACTTCTTTTTATCTGTAACTTTTCTAGAATATATCAGCCAAGATAGTTGTTCTGTGCTGGCAGGATTGATAGGAGTATCTCCCATCTTATCCCAAATGATATTCTTTATCTGTTGTGCAAGCCTACCAAACTCCTCTTTGAACTCTTGCTCCACAGAATTTAATGAGTTTAGGTCAATATGTATGCCATTTATTTCCATGTTTGCAAGCACTGGAAGAAATTCGTTCATCATTTTAGCAGATTTAAGTAAGGGTCTATTACCTTCTTTCTTAAAATCTGCCATCTGTGCGTCAAATAAAGCTCGTGTAGATCTAACATCTTGTCTGCCGTATTCCTCAATAATCTTTACAGGTATGTCCTCAAACGATATCTTGCGTTTCATGTAATCGTCAACTGCATCAGACTTCTGTGATATACTCCTACGTTTGCATATATCTTTCAATGATAGTGTCTTCCTCAATCCACGCAATAAAATATATTCTCCTATCATTGTATCATATAATCTACCCTCATACTTGAATCCTGACTCCAATAGCCACACTAAATCAAACTTAATATTGTGACCAACTAATAAAGTAGTCCTATCTAAAACACTTTGAATTGTTTTGTGGTTAGCCTCTATATTAAAGTTTCTGTGATTGTGATTAAAAAAAAGATAGTCCTCGTTAGCCATTGTACCAAAGCTAACACCTATGCTAACTAAACAATTGTTTGGATTAAATGGCAGTGGATCTACTTTGCCATCTACAATTTGAAAGCTGGTCTCTACATCTAATACTGTTATCATACTCTATACCTCGATAGTTGTGGTTCTATATTGCAGGTTATCTCTCCGTGATATCCTGATATCTTGTTCTTACTTATACACATAACTCTTGTTGTGTCAAGTGAGTCAAGCGTACCATGCTTTCCTATGCCTATTATTAAATCTGCCTCTGCAGCTTTGCCTGTCTTTGAGTTTTCCATCATGTCAAAAGATATTCTAGTCTTACCATGTGCATCTGCCGATGCCTGAGAGATTGCAATTACACAGCATTCATGTCTCTTCGCTATCTCTCTCGCACCTGTATACACAGCTCTCAACTTTTCATCAGTCCTCGTAAAGTTACCAGCCATACCAACTTTATCTAGCTGATCAATAACAAGGATGTCAGGCTTGTGCTGATTGCAAAAACTGTCAACGTCATCAATAGTCCAATCAACAGTATCCATAAGTTTAACATTGTCTTTTATCTCCTTCCACTTTTCTTTTGCTAAATCCATATTGTCTATAATCTCATCACGGGTCATGCCTGTGTGTGCATTGATAACTCTCATCTGTGTTCTAACTGCAGGCTCTTCATTTATAAGTGCACAAACTTTTGCACCTTGTGATGCAAACCCTTGCAGACCACCAACAAGATTAACCCAGAACGCAGTCTTGCCTGATTCTGGTCTGGCAAACACTATCACTAAGTTTCCTGGACCAACTCCTGGAACTTGCTCATGTAAACTAGGCAGGTTGAACTCAAACTTTGTTTGTATATCTAACGACTCTAATAGTTCAGGTATGTCCTCTGTTACTGATTCATGCTCATCTTTATCTTCTTGTGTGTTATCTAATAACTGCTTGATTTCATTGAATGATTTGTCTTGACCATTAAATATATCTGTAGCTATAACAGCAACTTTATGTGCAAGATTTCTTTTGTACACTGCTTCAATAATATCACATGCAATCGCTTCGTTTGGTTCTTGTTCTTTCTTAATCTCTTGAACTAAACTTTCAAAGTTTAACTTAGCAGCTCGTGTAAGTGCAGGATTATATTTCTCTGTGTGTAAATCTATAAGCTCATCTATTGTGAGATCATCTTCGTAATCTTTATGTGCTTTTTCTATCGTGGTAAAAAAATTACCAAGGCCATTACTAAATGTTGTCTTTGTAACTTTACCTTTATTCTTTTCGTAAAAATTTTTTTTAAGTAGTAGTTTTATTAGTTGACGCTCTTGCATAGTATCTCTCTTATATCGTTTGGTTTATAATATTTTAAATCATCTTCCAGCATGACGACTTTAGTCTTTGACCTATACCCTAATTCTCTCGCCATGTCAAATGCTTTTACAGTTGCGTCTCTATCTAAGGCTATAATTATTTCTGAATATTTTGTTTGTAGTATATCTATGTACTCCTCTGGTAAACTTGTACCCATCAACGCTACACCTGTAAAATCTTCTGACACTGCACAAGCAGAGGCACAGTCCTCCACGACAACTGCAGTGCCTGAGTTGCCACATATAAATGGGTATGCCCTACTACCGTAGACATACCACTTTGGTAGCACAATAGAGTTAAGTGATCTACCAACACCGCCTATAATTTTTCCTACATCATTTCTTATCATGAATACTATCCTATCTCTTGCTGGATCGTACCTAACATCTGCTCTACCTTTTGTAACTGCAGATAAACAATT